CTCCTGCGGCCACCAAAGCTGTCGCAGCAAGGATCGCCAGTCCGACAGGATTTAGGAACAAGCCCTTCATCGCTGTACCAAACGCCCTGACACCAATTGTCAAAGCCTTCATCGGACCACCAGCCATCATGATTGCGGTTTTCATTAAGATGGCGGCCTTATGCACCTGCAAGAAGCCCTTATACAGGGAAAGAACAGGACTCGCTATAAAAGCCAAACCCAACCTCAAAACGTGAAATCCTGCAGCGGCCCCGACAACAGCCCCTGCAACCTTCATCGCACTCAAAATGAGCTCTTGGTTCTGGTTAACCCACGTGATAACTGCCTTGCTGTTTGCAACAAAGCTTTCTGCAGACTTTCTAACAGCTGGCAAAAGCGCCGTCCCGATACCACCCGCCACCAGTTTGATGGCGTTCTGCATAATCTCAAGCGAGTTGGACGTCGTATCTGCTCTGGCCTGAAACTCCTTAAGCATCGACCCCGCATAGTTCGCAGGATCAGAAATGAGCTTAAAGTTGTCTCCTACAAAGTGCTGCTTATCAACAAGCGTCGCAACTGCCGCTTTAATACCCGCATCATTTCCAAACAGCGCACCGATCATCGGAGACTGTTCCGCCTTCGGCAATTTCCCGAGTCGCGCCAAAACATCCTGAATGGCCTTTTGTGCGCTCTCCGGACTCTTCGTCATGGCCTTTGCCAGTTTTTCAGCATCGATATTGAGTTTGCTGAATGCTTCTCGTTGCCCCTTCGTAGCCCCAGAGCCAGATGTCAGCGTGTTGATGAAAGACTGCATCGAAGTTGCTGCCGTCTCAGAAGACACCGAAGCCGAACGAAAGGCACCGGCAAGTGCAGCAATCTGCTTCCCTGACATTTTGGTAAGCCCGGCCAAGGCACCACCGGATCGTTGAAGCACCTCAACAACATCTTTTGACTTAGCCGACGTGGTATTGCCGATCTGATTGACGATGTCGAAAACCTCCTGGCTTTGATCAATCGTCATCCCCATCTTGCTCTGAATGTCGGCAAACGAAGAACCTACCTCATCGCCAGTCATATCGAAGGCAATTGCCATCTGGTTCTGAATTTCGATGAGCTTCAGAGCCTCTTCGCCCGTTTTTGCGATCCCGGACTGAAAGGCATTCGAGGCCATCGCCGTCATGTCTCCGGTGCTCTTCGCGTACTTCAAAGACAGATCCTGAATCCCTGCAAAAACCTCCTTGTATTCATCGGAGAATTTGCGAAGCTCGGCCTGTTGGTCTTCAAAGTTCATTGCTTGCTTGACCGGCGCGCCTGCCGTAGCCGCAACCGTAGCACCAATTCCCATGAGAGCACCGGTACTCGACGCCCGTGCAGAGCTGACCTTATCCTGCAGCCCCTGCACTTTGGCAAGTTTCTCTTGAGCTTGTCGAGCGCGATCTGCAGCCTTGGCAAGGTTGTTTTGCCGCTCAATGAGCGTTTGCATCTTCGTGCCGGTCGTCCCCATCTGAGAGTCCATTTCTCGAAGAGACGAACGGTTTCGGTCTAGCGTAGCCCGTGCCCTTTCCAAGGCGTTTTTTGCTTCGTTTGTTTGCACCGCGAAGCTCTTACTCTCACGAGAGGCTACTTTGAGCTCTGCCTCAAGCGCCTTCGCCTTCTCCGAAGCACGCGCAAATTTCTCAGCAAGTTCGCGCGTTGGCACGCCACACTTGGAAATTTGGTTTGCATAAACAGTCACGCTACGCTTTGCCGACGCATATTGCCGTGAAAGGGTCTCGGTTCTGGCATTCAGTCGATCAGACTGAGCCTGCATCCCCTTAAATTTTTTGGTCGCATCGATTACGCTTCTGGCATTGGTACTGACCTGCTCGCGTAGTTTGATGAGACCTTCCATACTGGCAGCCCCTGCATTGAGCGCTTTCAACGATTGTTTGAAGACACCGACCGTTTTTTCTGCGTTCTTGAAACTGCCCGTGAACTGGCTCGATAGCTTGCCGGCGATTCGGAATGCAATGTCATAGACCTTTGACATTCGTTACCCTCCTAATCAAGTAGGGGTGGACGAATCCACCCCTTACTTCTTTTTGCTGGCACGCTCTTCAGCCTCCAGCCTTTTAACAATCGCACGATTCCACGAGCTGAGTTCTGACAATGGCTCATGCATCCAGTCCAGTGCACTACCACGCATGACTCTTGCGATTGCCACCGACGCGTCTTTTATCTGATCGTCCGGGTCTGAATCTTCAAACCCTAACCCATCAAAAAATTCGAGACTTCCTGAGCAATTGCGCAGTAGTCTTTGGCCGGCAGATTTTCCATGAACTCCACAGGAAGCTTGGCGCTCTTAGCTGCGAGGTAAATGCAGAAGTCAGAATCCGAAGCCATCAGCGGCGAATAATTACCGGATTTCGCCCAAACGCGCTTCGCTGCAGACACGTCCTTCCCAGTCAGTTCATCAATATTGAGCTCGACTTCGGTGTACTTCGTACCTTCAAACTCGTACTCTTTCGTTAGGATGTACTTCATGTGATTTCTCCTTTAATTGGTGTTTGCCGGTCTGGCAATCTCAAGCAGACCGGCGTTTTTCGTTACGACAACCCCAGATCCTTGCGAACGCTTGCGAGCTTGTCTTCGCCGTTGAATCGGGCGATGTAGTTGTATTTGTCGATCTCGACGAGCGTCTTGCCGCCAACATCGACCTTGATGTACAGCACCTCAAATTCGGATTCGCTATCCGTCGAGGCCCCAACTTCGAACGATCCAAGGCTGATCGACTTCGGCACTGCACGAAGAGAAACGCGCACGGGAACCGTCGAGTACTCTCCAAGTGCGGCGTCGTAAACCTGCTGAGACCCGCGAAGATCAAGCGCATGCGCCTTCTGCTCCGCAAGTCGCGTCAGATCTGCAGAAATCGTTCGCCAGGTGAAGGTCGTTGTCATCGAGCCGTAATGACCCAAGATCGGGCTCTCCACCTCACCGGCAATGCCAGCGCCGCTGACCGTGTCGCTCATCGCTTCGAGAGACGGCAATTCAACGTTGGCAACCCCCAGAAGGTCATTGCCTTCTGCATACACCCTGAAATTGATCAATCTTTCAGGGACTTTGTTGTTTCCTGCCATTCTTCATTCCTCCTTTACTCGAACAAGGTCGAGAGATAGTTCACGTCGTACTCAAGCATGAAGTCGATCTCTCTATTCGGAGACGGCGGCGTAAGGTACACGTGGAAACGTGCGATGCCGTCCATCAAATCGGTGTTCGGGTTTTCGCTTTCAAGGAACTCCACGCGACCGCCGAGGATGTACTGGCGAGCAGCGAGGCCATTCAACCAGACGTTTGCGCTGTCAACAATCGTGTCGACCTGACGACGATTCAGAGGGGCGTCCACGCGCTGCCAGAAGGTCTGCACAAGCGTGTTCCCGACCCAGTTGAACATGCGTCGCACAGGGATGAAGGAATCCTTCACATCCGTATTGCCCGGGTAGCAAGCCATGCGGTTACCCCAACACACCCAACCTCCGATGAAGTTGAGCGCCGTCACGACGCCCTGGCTGTTCAGATAAGCACCGGTCTCAGGACCGAGCCAGACTTCCTTGCCGTTCGCTAGGACCGTGGAAGTCATCTGGAAGTTATTGTTCGACGGGCTGACATACGGTGTGCCGTCGTTGTCTCCGTCCACCTTGCCGATAAGCCCCATGAGCTGCGTGCTCATGTGATACGCCGTACCTGAAAGAGCAAGCATCGGCCAACACGTCACCTGCGCCTCATCGACGACGTTATTGTTGTTCTTCCATTCCGCGACCTTGGAATAGACATCAACCGTGTCGGTCGGCACGTCGATAAGGGCAATCGCACGGAAGTGTTCGTTGATGTTGACAGCCTTGGCCGCCATCACAGCCGCCACCTCAGGATCACCAGAGAACTTCGGAGCAACGATCTGTCCCGGCACGAGACGGAAGCGCGGGAAGCACTCGCCGACAAGCTCAAGGCCGCTCTTGACACCATCAACGGAAACGCCGCCAATGATTTCATCCTTCGTGACAGCAGACGGATCGAGCTTTTCAGCTGCAAACGTCAGCGACGCGCCAACCGGCACCTTGAAGTTGTCCTCGTCCTTCTTCGACGTAATGACCAGATGGCCTTCATCGTTGAAGGTTGCAACGAAGTCCGTGCCTTCCTGATAGGTCGTAACGTCCTGAGAGATTTTCAAGGTAGACAGGATGATGCCGGCCTCAGCAATCGTTGCAGAACCGGTCTTGGAATCAAGCGTCACGGTCGTTGCCGTCGCCGTCTTCTTGTGCTTCGCAGGATCGAGCACGTTGACAATGATGATCGGTGCGACGCCAAAAAGAGCGAACTGTGAATAGATCGCTTCGCTCAGCGTGAAGTCGTACTTTTTCAGACCGCTTGCGCTGTCCTCTACCGGCGGCACGTAGCCAAAGGCAACGACCGCCTCATCGTACGAATAACAAAGCGTCGGGCGGTTGACGTTGGTCGGATCGGTCATGTTGACCGGAGCCGTCCCGACGATGAAAGGAATGGCCGCCTCCACCTGCGCCGGCGGCAGGATAGAAGTCGGCACTTCGGAGATTTTTACCCCGTGGTTGTATGCCATTTGATGACCTCCTTAGAGTTCATTTTTGAGTTGACGCACATAGGCGTTCAGGATGTCGCCCTTCACACCGATGCGCTTTCGCGCTGTCGCCAGTTCAGACACTGGGACAAAGAGACCACGAAGGGCCTCACTCTTTTCGCGCATCGACGCAATGTGCGGCGGAAACGCTCCGTCGCGGAAAACCGCGTTGCGCATCAGGGCACCGCCACCAATCGTTGGACCGACGTAAACGACGGCCTTGGCCTCTTTGGTCGATACCTTTTTAGTTGCGGGTTTCTTTGTTGTCATAAGAAATCCTCCTCTTGATCTATGGGCTGCGGCGTGCGGATGT